TTTTCTAACTTATTGGTTTTTAATAGTTTAAATTATATCTAAATGAGTATAATTTTGGCTAAAACAAGCCTTTTATATCTAAATAAATATAATTAATCATCAAATAATTCGGCGTAAGTTTCATTAACAAACTTCTCAACGATGCGTAAAGATTTGGCTTTAATATTATCTATAACTTCCCTATCTTCTTTAGTCATAACGTTATAACTTTCCATTGTAGTTAGTGCATAACAGAAAGTATTGATATACTCGGAAGCTGAAGTTTCATCAACTACCCACTCAATTTCTTCTTCTTCCTTAATTTGATCTTCTAATTCTTCAGCCATAACTAAAAAATATGTGTTAATCGTGCTATTTGTCCGTTGTCTTTTGAATGTATAAAAGCCTCTATTGCTTTTGGTGCGTGTTGATATCCGTTTCTATGATGCCAACTATCAGTTCCAGATGGACTTCTAAATGACTCTATACAAACACTCCCATAATCTTTGCTCTTTTTGTGATGGATATGTTCTGTATAAAAGTATCTATGTTTGCAACCATGCCAGTGCTTACTTGCTTCTTGAGCCATAAGCAAAGGTAAATCTGTTTCTTTAGCTCCATCTCCATGAGTAGTGCCTATTAGATTAGTACCATAAGCATAATATTTTCTATGAGCTATACCGGTATTAAATGTAATATCTTTTGAGTTTCTAAACCATGACTCAACGCATTGAGCTAAAAAGAAACCATTTGTATAATCATGATTTGATGGATCATATTGTACATGAACTGGTGCTAATTGGACTAACTGTTCAATAACATCAATATATAGCTTTTGAGCTAAAATAAAATTAGAATACCACATTCCATCGGTATCTTGAGGAGTGCCACTTGTTGTTGTTCTTCTTGCATTATCTACATGGAGTATATCAGCACCTATAACAAAAAGTATCTTGTCTATATTAAAGCCTTTAGATTTAGAGATTAAACCATTTATGCCATCTCTAACCCTTTTAATGATTATATCGTTATTATGAGCACTTCCACCCTCTTCTTGTAAAGCTAACTTGCCTACATGAACATCAGCCGGATTGATTACAAGTAAATTTGACTCGGTATATTTAGGGTATTCAACCTTTTCATAGGTTGGGTTTTTCTTTTGAATGAAATCTAACAACTCGGTTTTAAAATCTTCTAAACCATTTTTCTCATTCTTAACGAACATAGAGAAACGATTTGACTTAAACCAATAGTGCCTAACATCTTCAGCCGGAATGCCTTTATCTTCACACTCTTCAAGTAGTGCATCATGTTGTTGCCTAAACTCCTTTATGAGCTCGTATTCTTGTTCGTTAAGTCGTGGTCTGTATTCCATTATGAAAAGTATAAGTTAGCTTCTGCTTCTCTTCTTCGTGTAAGTCCGTTTAATACCTTTCCACCACCTTTGTTCCATTTCATAAACTCATCACGAATAGTTTTGTCTGTAGGATCAGCATTTACTTTTTTAAGCAATGTTGAGCTTCTTAAATTACCTATTCCACAATTATATGCAAAGTCCGTAAGTGCATCTCTTTGATTTTGGTTTACATTTGATTTTATAAGCTCGTTAGTTTGCTGAACGAATTTAATCAAGATAATATCTAATAACTCCTCTGCTCTTTGTTGAGTAATTTTATCTCCTGGCTTTACCTTTATTCCGTTCTCATAGAAAGTGTTTCCATACCCAATAGTATTATGCCCAGCTGAACATACATAGGAAGTTAATTTACAACCCTCAAAATGCTTTACTAATTCTCTTAATTTGTTAGATATTACCATATAAGTTTTTTAAGCATTACTAATACAACCGAAAAGACAAACATTATATATAAAATAGTCCTTAATGTTTTTAATTTATGATTAGCGATAATTAGAGCCTCATTAGAAGCCTTTAATTTGCTTTCCAATACAAATAGTTTAGCAGTATTTTCAAGCCTTATAATGCTATCCTTTTTGATTGTTTTAGTTATTGTCTTACCTGGAAGATAAACGAAGCGAATAACCTCGTTATTGATTATGCTATCTTTGATTAACGTATCTATGCTTTTGATAGTATCGTAAGTTACAACCTCTCTTATTTCTATACTCTCTTTTATAGGGAATTTATCAGCACAGTTTTGAGCTATTAGAGTAGGGAATTTATTTTGAATTAAAGCCAACTGCTTAACCGATTTTTTTTCAGTTAAGCAAGATGATAAAATGATTGTTAGTAGTAGTATATATTTCATTTAATCTTTTTTAAACTTTTCAGCGACCGAGCCACCTATTCCGATGAGCACTATCATCAAACAAGCATCTATAATGGCAGAACTCTCATGAGAAAACAACTTACCGAACAAGCATAAACTTCCAACAAGTGCCAATACTCTTTTAAGCGACCATTTGCCATCTTTATCTTTTAACATTTTTTAAATTCTTTCTTATTTGAATTATATAGTTAGCAATAGCCAATAAAGAAACTATCACTCCGAGAATGAATGTAATATCACTTTTCGTTAAGTTTGCAGCTATGTTTAAAAACAATGAAGATGCAAGAAGCAAATTATTGTTGTGGTGCTCGTTCTCCAATATCATTTAAAGGTCTTTTTTCTGGGTATTTAGTATAATATCTTTCTGCATATAAACCCTCTAATCCAGCGAAAATATGCACTCCACATGGATCGGGGTATATTTCATATTTGTTAAATTCTGTCAATGGCTCTTCTTTCCAAAGTATATCTACCGAGTATTTATCCGATAAGATAGCCTCTTCAATTACTTGCATATCTTCAATAACTGCCGGAGTTAAAACTAATTGCCCTAACTCTACTACGTTTTCAGTAAAGTAGGTAGTTTCGTTACCCTCTAAATCTGTAGAAGTAGCTTGTATTTTTGTTTTTATTTTATCCCATTGAGCTTGGGTAAATTCATATTTTGCGAATACCATATTATAATGTTGTTAGTTTTCCTATAAATTCAATGTTATTAGGAAGTTTATTTAAACTACGCATATAACGTAATTTCTTTATAGTAATACCTAATATTTCTTTTGCTTCTTCTTGGCAATATTTAATTCCATTTATCAAATAAAAAACATTTCTTGATGTATTTCTACCTTGTACAATTCTTGAAGCCCATCTACAATTTTCTTTAGAATAATTTGCATTATTGTCAATTCTATCTAAAGACATATTTTCTGGTCTTACTCCCATATCTTCTAAAAACAATTCAAAAGAGTCCCATCGTTTATCATAACTTATTCCTTTATTAATATAGCTATTTGCTCTATTAGTATTTGGATTGTTACATCGTTCTCTCATTTTGCACCAGCTTTTATAAGTTGGAGTATTTGTTTGTCCGTGTGATTTCATTTTATATAGTTGTAAGTTGTGCTAATTCTGTGTCTGTTAGTATTCTTTTCCAAAGAATTGCTTGATTATATTTTACATTACCAATATCATTAGAAACATCAAAAACATTCATTTCAATTCTATCAAGTCCATTTGGTATAATAGCAGCAGTACTATTAAAAACTTCACTTCCATTCATATATATACGAGCGAATGAATTACCATAAGCTAAAGCAATCTTTTTGCGCCCTATTACATTAGCAATGCTTGAAGCAATAATACTATAAGTAAAACTATTACGAATATACAATGTTAAATTGCTACCATTCTGCCCTAAATATATATGGTTTGCTGTTCCAGCTCCTGCATTCATAGAAAAAATACAAGCACTTTCATTTACATCATTTTGTACATCAATAAATATTGTACCACTTGTCTGCCCAATTAAACTACTTATCCCAGTTTTATAACAAGAGTCAGCTAATCTTGTTACAGAAGTAGAAGTAGTAGGAATATATGAAGTAGGGTAAGCAGATATTTCTATTTGAGCACCCCAAAAATAAGCAGTTAAAGAAGAAGTACCATTGTAATTTGCTCCATTAGAATTTGGATTAACTCCGTATGATACATATATAAAATTAGTACTTGCAGTTTTTGTCATGCTTATTCTATACCACCCATTGCCAATACTTTGTTTAGTAAATGAAGTAGGAGAGCCAAAAGTAGAAGTTACTGACCATGTTGTTGTATCTACAATATATCCATGAGCAGCATTATCATAAAACCCAAATGAAATATAAGGAGAAGTCCCTTTTTTTACAAAAATACTATAAGTTGTTGTTTGACCACTTACTGAAATTGCTTGTTCAGTATAGTTTATATCATTTGTAAATGTTGTGTCTGTTAATAAATCAGCATTTTGTGTGCCATCTGGACTTATTATAGAATTTGCAGTTACAGTAGCTCTTGTTTTAGCCCAATAAGTAGCATTATCAAGTTGCTCACTATATAAAGCCAAATTCGTACTCTGCTTCTCTAACAATAAACTCGGACAACCATTTTCATAAGTTAATCTCGGTACGTTTAATCTGTCTGTAGTAGGGAAGTATGGTTTAGCAGTTGAGCCTTGTTCTATTTGCATTCCCCATACCAATATATCCGATGCAGCTTGACTAATCCCATTCATTAATCCATCTAATCCACCAGTTGTATGATTTATTTGGAATGAAAATCTTTGCCAAGTACCTGTTGCTATATAATCTGGGCTTACGCTTCCTCCATTAACAAAAAAACGAAAAATTTGGTCTGTTGAACCATATCTTTTGAAATAACCAGAAATAGTTGCTTGACCTAAAGGCGGAACACTTGTTTGTCCTACAACACTATAAGTACCACCACCAGTTATATTTATTCTTGTAGCAGTATTTGTTCCATCTGGTGCAATTCCAGCATTAGCAGTTTTTGTTATTGGACCTCCATTAGTTACAATATTCCAATTTGCATTTGAAATATCTTGCGACCAAGTAAAACGATTATAAGGCATTAATTCAACTTGTCCCAAGCTATTAATACGAGTTCCACTTCCACCTCTTACGAAATCTAAATCTCCACTTCCATCACTTGGAATTATAGAATAAACCTTATCTTCTTTATAGCCACTTGGTATCAATACAAGTGAAGCATCGTTTAATAAACTCATAATAAATCATTTAATTTAGAAACCAAGCAATCTTGCCCTTCAAAAAAACCACTATCAGCTGCAATCCTTGAAATAAAAGGAATTACATACAAATTGTAAGCAGATTTTTTAACTCCACTACGACTGAATAATGCTAAAGTAATCATTAGTATAAAATTACACTTCCAGAAGTTAAAGTAATAGATGTAAACGCTTTCCCACTTGGAGCGAATATAATCATTCCAGTAGTTAAGGTTTGACTACTCAAGCCCATAGAAGAAACTGCATTTGATCCATCTAAAAGCAAAGATGAAACTACGCAATCGGTATTAACTACAAACGCTTCAAATTCTCTAACATTTGCAGATGTATTAGATACAAGGTAACTACCACTTGCACCACTTATTCTTTCTAATAAAGTCATTTCTTTTTATTTTAAATAGGTTTAATTAGGAATTTGACACTCGTTATATACAAAATCTACACCCAAAGTAAAGCTAAATCTCGCCCCACCTAAATAGTCCGGAGTTTGCTCTTCAACCACATCAAAAGAAACATCGCCTAAACGAACTTCTTGAATGTATTTTAAAGCTGAAAGTATATCTCCACCTATTTGAATGCAGTCGCTTTTTACATCTTCTACATTGGTTTGATCTTGTAAGGTTTTATCCAAAGTAAATAACTCAACATTAAAAGTCATCACATTGCCACTTATAGAGCCATTTGCAATGTTAAAAAACATAGCCGGATAGTTATTGTCTCCTTGCTCTAAAAAGTCAAACGTATCCCCAAAGAATACAGTTTTAACTTGCTTATGACTTTCCCCTAACGAGCTTATTGTTTGTATTACTTGGTTTAGTGTCATTTTTTTCAATTTTAGCCAAGAAGAGTTTTAACTTCTCAACATTTTTGTTGTTATAATTTTTTGCCATTAGCAATCGTTGCAGTTTCTATAAATGTTTCCTTGATACTTCTCTTCAAACGTTCTTTTTCTATCATAGCAGCAATCATCTAAAAATATAGAGCTTGTATAAGCATCATTGTCCGGTAGTATCGTTTCAATCGTGCTTCCTGGATTAATGTACAAAGGTAAGTTACCTATTGAAGCTTGATATTTTAAATAATTGATTAATCTCTCTTTGTAGAACTCTGCTCTTGTTTTATATCTTGCTGAAATATCTAACAAATCTTGCATTGATGGTTGATTTGTATTCTCTCCAGTTTTTTGTACAACACCTTTAGTATAGAATTGATAATTTAACTCTACACTCAATTCGCTTAATACATAATAAACCAAAGTGTCTGCAATATAGTCATTGATTAAGGTAACTTCTCCAGGAGTTAAGTTATTAGCTTGAATACCGGTAAGAATGCGATTGTAAAGAGCAGTTCCAAGAGCTGGGTGTATGTACATATCTTGACTCGCTTTGATTTCTGGATAAAGTAGTTTCTCATCTACGTTACCAGCTAAACCACTACGCTCTTTAATTGAATTAGGACTAATTATAAGTATGTTCTTGCTCATTTTTATTTGTTTTTACGCATTACGATATTGCTTTTCCATTCGTGTCGGCAGCTTGGAGAATGTTCGCCACTTGGCATAGTCCACCAACCACCTTTTCTGTCCCATACTGAATAACCTAATCTTGCACTAATTTGCTCAATATCACTTCTTGAATAGAATTTATCTAAAGACATTAATCGTTTGCAAAACTCTCTACTTGGGTGAGCAGCAGTATTTCTCTCTCCAGCCGGTACTATATCTTTCCACTCATAAGAGTATCTAATCATAAAAGATTTAGTTTCTGGCTCTATTTTAGTTAAGTCCTTTAAAGGAGCAGTTAATTCATGTATTAAAACTCCGTTTTCCGTTCCTTGAGCTAAACTTCCACTTTTAATTAAGTCCTCAATGTTTCTATTTACAACATCAATATCAATTTTTAAAGTATCTGCAATTACTTCCGGAGTTATTCTTTTATCCTTGCTTATTAAGTCAAGTATATCAGCTTTAACTTGGTTTATAGTTGCAAATAATTCGTAATCGGTATATTCATCAAATCTTGCTTTCTTTTTGAATACTTGGAAGTTAGAAGCGGCTTCGCCAAACTCCTCAAATATAAAATCTTCACTCATTTGTTGTGGTTGTATTTGATATTGACTCATATCAATACCCAACTTCTCTAATATCCACTCTTTAGGTGCTACTGCAGCTATTGTCTGCTCCCCAAATTCAATACCTATCGGCTCAACAGAAATTAAAGTCATCGGCTCTTTTACACCTCTGTAGCTGCCTATCATATTAATAACTGCTTCAATTTGTCTTTGCTTGTAATTGATATAAGTGTTTTTAAATATCTCATATCCATCACGCATCTCTTGTCTGCTTCCTAATTTACCAGGCTCTGCAATACCAAATAAAGCCGGAGTTGTAATTTGATGAGCTACATAAATGTTTGTTCTAATAAGCTCGTCTACATGACCGAAATCTTCTTTAGTCAAATCACTTGCACCTAAATCATCAATAATAGGCTTTCTATTACTATCGTTTACAAATGACAATAAGAACTTCTTACCATCACTACCGGTAAACTTATTCTCAAACTTACGCTCAATAATTCTTTTCTCTTCTGGATTAGGCTCTCCGTTTGGTAAAGTAATTAACTTGCTCGGAGTGAAGCCAGTTTGTGCATTACCTAAAACGTGCTTACTTACCTCAATATCACTCTCAATATAATTTAAACCACCGAAATAAGATGGCAAAGGATAAATACTAATACCAGCTCTATATTCTTTTACAAATAAGATTTGGCTTCCTTTAGGGAAGTTAGGATTAAATGCCGGATATACTTTAACCTCTTCGTGTCTGTCTTTCCAATTGTCTTTAATCCAAAATTCAGTATTGTCTTTGTTAGTTCTAACTTTAGAATAATCTACATGATAAATATCCGAGATCATGCCATTCATTGACCAAATAACTTGAAGATAAAACCCACCGAAAAGCTCATTATCAGTTACTATCTTTTTAGTTACTTCCTCAAGTGTTTCTACTTGGTTTGCGTGTTTAATAAAAAGCTCTCCGTAAACGTCTCCAGCTTTCCAGCCATTGCCACAGATATAGTTAATCTTACCTTTTATTAATGCTTGATGCTTTGCAGATTTCTTATAAAGCTCTAATAAGTATTCTGGGTAGTCATTCATATGACCATACTCATAATAACCTACTCCCTTTTTCTCTTTATAGTCCGGTTGTCTTGCCTCTGCAAATGTTAATATACTGAAATTATCCATAAACTACGTATGTATTTAATGTTTCGTTAGTTGTAAATACTGTATCATTGTCAATTACCCTTACTAAACCAACTTCTAACTCTTGACCGGTTGTAGCTACTGCTGAATTTGATCCAAATACTAAATAATTCCATTGCCCTATTGTTAAAGCATTGAAAAAAGCATAAGGGAATTCATTGTATCTATTAGGATAAGGACTTAAATCGGTGCTTCTCAATTTTACTACAGTTATTACTTGCTTCGTAACCACATTAGTAAACTGAAAATACCAATAAGCCCATGCACTCGTTTCTTTTTCATTTAGAGTGAAGATAAAATTAGTAGGATTGTCAACGTTTAGTACCATTCTATTAGTAAATAGGCAAACCTCTAAAAATACAAAAAGGAGTGGTAAAAACCACCCCTCTTTTATATACAACTACGAACAACCTTTAGTTAGTAATGCCAGGTATTGTTCCAGCAGCTACTGACCACATTGGATCAGCTTCCATTGCTTGGAATGTTAAAGTGTAGCCATTTCTGTCGCCAGATGCAGTACCAGTTGCAGAATTACCAGAAGTAATATCTAAACCATTTTTTGCACCTAATAACCAGTAATTGCCATTCATATCTTCAACGATAGCTAACAATCTGTTTTTAGCCAATAACAAGATTTCGTTTCTTGTTGCTGCAGCTAATTTATTTAAAACTATAACAACTTCTTGTTGGTAAAATATAGTTCCGTTTTGTACGTTTGCAGTAATAGTTTCAGTAAGTGAAGAAGTTTCACGAACTTGAGAATACAACCAAAATTTCTTACCAGCGTCCATTGTTATTGTAGCAACACCAGCAGCGTAAGTCATAGAAGCATTATCAAATTCAACAAATCTTACCGACTTAACTCCACCTAATGACTCTTTACAGTCCAATACAAAACCTTGAGTTAAAGCACATGCCATGATTAATTAATTTAAAAATTTAGAAAGAAGAAAAGTGGGAGTATTTAAACCCCCACTATAATTTTATTATACTAAAACGAAAGCAACCATTTGAGTACCGAACGCATAGTTCACACCCATTTTGAATTCACTTACGAAACGAACTTCGTCTGCTTCTTTAGCGTAGAAGATTTCAAATTTTTCTTCTTCGTTCAATAAGTCAGTACCTAGGAATAAGTTTTCTAAATTAGTAGAGTAGATTTTAGAAGTACCATTCAAACCTGGAGTTGCAATAACTTCAATTGCAGTACCTGGTAAGAAGAAAGAACTATCAGCTTTTACGTCTACTGCATAGTTAAACATATTAGCATTTTTCAATGCGATAGTGTAAGTACGGAATACGTCTTGACCACAGAAGATTTTAGTGCTATCTTTAGATACGATTTCAGCCGGTAAAGCTTTGTAAACTGCATCAAAGATTGCAACAACGTTAGAAGCTACGATACCAGTAGCAGTAGTAACTGCAGCAGAGATATACGGAGTAGCATTTGCAAGAATAACAGTACCATCAGCAGCAGCTAATTTAGCGATACCATCAAATTTGTTTAAGTTAGCAGTACCAGAAGCAGTATCACCTTGCCAGATAGCAGTTTCTAATTGAGCAGCAATTTTAGCAGCTTTTAAATTAGAATAATCTTCAGCATAAACCATTTCAGTATACATTGAACCAGCCGGTAATGCTTTTTGAAGATA